CTAGAGCCGCATGGGTACTAACGCATTAATGCCACACATGGTGGCAAGGTATGATGTTGGGATAGGGTATGTGAGCATCAATACCCACACGGCTCGCTGAGTTAGAATCAGTTTTTTTTGTGCCAATGTATGCGTGTTCCAAATACATCGTTGACGATGATGTAGTCTGTGCATCGGTTGTCTGTACATGCGCATCCTCTGCTAGTGCGGGACGGCTTGCATTCTGTGGTGGTTTTCGCTACCATACTCTGCGCTGGCTGGCGCTACATTTGCGTATAGGGCCAGCCGCTACAGATGGTCGCACACGATCGCGTGTGCTGTGAATAGGATGGTCGATTGTAGCCCATTCGACCAAAGGGCCGTAGTCACGCACTACGGTGCTGGGTTCTCGCCTCGCCTACGCCATGCTTGCATGGTGGTTGTTTCCAGCACGGGGTTACCGGCTAGGGGGCCGCTTTGTGTAGCGGTGGTTGTTGGTGCGCCTGTGGCGACTAGCGTTTGGCCTCAGTACAGGTCAGCGACTTGACGAGCGGTCAGATTTGTCATCTTCTCGCCCTTCTTGCTGATGGTACCGTCAACTTTGGCCCAACCTTTGCGCTTTGCTTTGTCGTACGAAACGCCAAACATGTAGTCAGGCTTGGTAGCCTTCCATACCTTGTTTGCTTGGCGCTTGCTGTACTTAGCATCGAGAACTTCAGCACGGAACTTCTTCTGTGCTGCGCTCTCCTTGCGCTTGGTTGGTGTTGTCTTCTTGGCCTTCGGCTTGGTAGCCGCAGGTTGCTTTGCGTGGTCCTTGGAGGCGTCTGGGTCTACGAATATCTGCCCGTCGGCGGTGACTGTAAAAGCCACCTCCGCCGCAAGCAGACGCTGTAGTAGCGCCCCGTTTGTGGTTGTGTTTTCTGTTTCCGGCATAGTGCCATCTCCTGTAGCGCAACCCCGCATGGGCAGGTAACCCCCGTACATGTACAGACTAAACGCCTGTCTTTGAACAGGGGTGTGTGTGCCCATATTGGGCAACACCGATAGAAAGCATATCATGCTGAGTTTATAAAAGACAGTTACTTTTCACCGGAGGAATGGGACTTTTCCCCGCACTTTTCCCGTTCTAACCCCATACGGCGCTTGAAAAAAAATTAGAAAAAATCGTTTTTAGTATACCAAAACTCCCGCTAACTATTTGTGTCTTGATTGGTTCGGGTTAGACAATGCGCCCTTTCGATCTTGCTTGGCTAGTTTTGAAAAATTATACTAAGCCTTCTCCTGTGATGTTACCTGAACTTGGAGAAACTGATGTAGAAAGAAACCCACCAATAAGTCAACATTTGAAAGATAATAATGAACATGGACATCCGCCAAGTTTTTTTAGAATGAGGCAGAATCCAATTCATTTTACTGATGAAGATAAGAAACATGACTTTGATAATCAGCGAGTGAAATTGATGCTTGCAAATCTGTTTGCTACTGGACCTCCATACGCTCGCCCTAACTTACCTCCACCTGCTGGCATGGGGGAATTAACTACAGAAGATACTGAACAATACTATTCAGGCGATAGACAACCACCGATGTGATACCTATGCAACCTTTCGATCGTGCTTGGCAACTTTTGAAGAGTTATACTTCAAAGCCTGCTCGCACTCTTAACGAAACTGATAGACATGTAAGGTTGCATCGAGTTGCTGGTAAGGAAAACTTAGGTTTACCTTTGACATTAACAATGGAGGACCTTACCGATTTACAACCAAGGCCCGCCGAGTTTGAAAACCGCCAGTTCAATGTAAAGAACATCGATGATGAAGACACTAGAGGTCGAGTAAGAGATACTTACCAAGAATTAGAGCCTGCTAACTTTAGCACTGGTGATGATATGGGGCGACGACGAGCCGCAAGTGAAAGAGGGGCACGAGAAGAGGATTCTGATGATTTCGATTACAGGCCAACAATAGATGGGATGCGTGTAAATGAGAGTGAGGCTTTCCCAACACTTTCCAATGACGACATGGACCCTCGCTTAAAGTACCCTTATCCAAAGGATGCTAACAACCCCGGTGACTTTGCAGGTGGATATTAAGGACAGTGACACCCATGCAACCTTTCGATCGTGCTTGGATGGTTTTGAAAAACAATCCACATATACCGGAGTTCAAATATTTCCCTCGTGGGCATCGTGCTCTTGCGAGAGCGACGGAGTATGCACAGCCGCCGCTAAGAGGGGGGCCATTTTACCTAACAATGCCAAGACCTACTCCTCCCCCTGAAAATTACGCTCATCGTACTGAACAGATGCCGGCAAGCAGCGAAGAATACATGGAAGAGTTGAAACAAGGGAATAGTGAGTGATACCCATGCGACCAATAGACAATGCTTGGATGATATTGAAAGACGAAAATGCTACTGCGAAGAAGGCAATCATCGATTGTCTCAAGCGTGAGGGTGGTGCGGCCAGCGTGGGTGACTGCGCTAAGGCTTGTGGGCTGTCCAATTCTAAGTGCAAGAAACTAATTGCGTCCATGGATAATGTCAAGATACACAAGCACGGCGATGCGATATTGATGGACGGATTGTGATGCAGCCTTTCGATCAAGCGTGGATTTTATTGAAAGCGGGACCATATGCCCGTAGAGGTAGTATGACAGGTGTGCCTGAAAAATTAACGCAGAATAGATACAGGACACTTGATGCTGAAGGTAATTTAGGTTTCCTTGGTCCACAGCATAACGACATGGAAGCGCATGAAGTGCTGCCATTATTAGCACAAAGAGGGATGAGCGAAGGTAAACTCATTGACACACATGGAGCCGCCCCGTATGTGCCTAAAATGATGCATAGTTTCAAAGATGGGCAAGTGGTTAGTGCTATGCATACCGAAGGAGTTAATGACCCGAATAGTACTTTCGCTCAAAGTACTCCGAGTGTTGAAAACAGAGGCAAAGGTGCTCAGTTCGACTATTATGGAGAACTACCCATGTCTTTTGAAGAGTTTGCTAATTACACGACAGAGTGATGCTCCCTGACCCCGTTGAACTGACAGGCCTGCCCCTTTGGTTATTATGCGTCATACTGGGTTTGGTTTCATTTTTTGTGACACTATTTTGGCCGAGAGAAGAGCCTCCGATAATTGTTGACTTAGGGGCATTTGAACAGTAAAACTTAACTTCTGAACATCCTTGGGAGTCAACATGACACGCTGCACCCTGTTAGACGAGTGGTTCGACCACCAGTCATCGAGGTTAGATCGTGTTGAGAAAGAAACTGGCATTGAATTCGTAACTGGTGAGAAGTTATCAGCCAAGCAGTTAGCGTGGCGCAAAGTAATGAAGACCCTGTTTTTCTTGAAGTGATAGACATGGGTGGGGCTGATGAAGAAGATTTCAATTTACGAAGTCGGCCCTCGTGATGGATTGCAGACAATCAAGAAACTCGTGCCGACTCGGATGAAGCGGGCGCTAATCGATGCACTTAGGGGCGCAGGCTTGCGTTCTATAGAAACTGTGAGTTTTGCTCACCCGCTTTATGTTCCTCAGATGGCAGATGCTGAGAAGGTTTTCGATGGGCAGGGGGCTGCGCTTGTTATGAATCAGCGTGGAATGGACCGTGCGATTAAGTCAGGAGTCACTTACTTCAACATTGTATTCTCTCCGAGTGAGGAGTTTAACAGGCGTAACCTTGGTTGTGAACTCAACGAGGCGATTGCTAGGTACGCTTTCATGCTTGAGGGTATACCAAAGGCCAATGTTCGTGTCTATATATCGTGCTACTTCGGTTGTCCTTACGAAGGCAACATCCCTATGGGCAAGCGTGTCAGGGCGATTCAGGCTGCGAAACTGTTTGGCGACACTGTGGTTTTGTCAGATACAGTTGGGACTGGCACTGAGCATGAGGTTGAGGTCGCTGCAGGTATCTGTGAGAAGATAGGTATTCGCCCTGCGCTTCACCTTCACCACCATGCAGATCGTGAACTGTATGCTCTTTCACTGGTTCGTAAAGGTATTGAGTGCGGCATCGATGAGTTTGATTCTAGTATTGCTGGCTTAGGGGGCTGTCCGTTTGTAGAAGGGAGTCCCGGCAATTTGGCAACCGAGTCACTAGTCAACTGGTTGACCGCTAGGGGTTACGACTGTGGCGTGTCTATAGATGACCTTGCCAACGCTAAGCGTATTGCTTTGAAGATAGCAGAACCTTCTTTAGCCCAAACCCTGTCGGTGTAGTCATGGCGAGTCCTTTTGAACAGGCTTGGGTGTTGTTGAAGAATGAAGGCGAGATGCCTATGCAGAATAACTACCCTCAAGATCCTCCGGGCATGAGGTCACCACCAGTTGAGTTCCCACCTCCGGGGATGGAAAGCACTACTCCGCCCGCACTTGCTCTTCGCAAACCGCCAATAGGTAACTTAGTTTCTTCGACAGGTAGATTATCAGATATACCTTTAGCAGAGCAACAAGAAGGTATGATGAAGCCAGTTCCGCCCGATCGCCCTTCTGTCAGACCTGACCTCGCTGCTAAGTTTAACTTCCCTCTAACTAGTGAGCAATTTGAAACTCCTCAAAGTGCTGATAAACGCAAGGAAATGCAAAATGCAAATAGAGGCTTTAATGAATACTGAGGTGAGCAAATGCCTCGTAAACCAAGTCCTGCTTGTAATGCATGTGGGCACCAACCTACTAAGCGACTGTATACGAAGTATAACAGTGTACAGCGTGGTGTTGCTTGGATGTGTCCTAAGTGCCAACATATTCAGTTGGATAAGGAAACAGCCCTATATATTTGAATTGTTTCAGATTGACCGGCCCGGACACTACACCTCCGTGAAACTTCGACACTTTCTCTCTCAATGACGCTTTCGCTCATCGTCATGCTATCCCGGTGAAAGGGCCACCTTTATTTTCTACATCTGCGTCAGCGTTACATGACCGGATGCGAGTGCGGGCACTGTGTTGGTATGGGTGCAGCGTTTGATTTCTTAGAAAAGAAGTTGTGTCCGGCTGGCAAAGCAGCAGCAAAACGCAAGTTCAAGGTCTACCCTTCAGCCTATGCAAATGGTTGGGCAGTGCAGTACTGCAAAGGTAAGTTCCGAGGTAAAAAGGGGAAAAAGAAATGACGGTGGAGAAAAACCTCAACCGTTGGTTCAAAGAAAAGTGGGTTGATGTTTCCCGTAAAGATCCAAAGACCGGCAAGCATCCACCCTGTGGGCGCAGTAAAGCCAAGAAATCTAGTAAAGGCTACCCTAAATGTAGACCCAGTGTTAAGGTTTCAAGTAAAACTCCAAAGACTTCAGGTAAAATGTCCCAAGGGGAAAAGCAAGCGGCAACTAAAAGAAAGAGGTCCAAGAAGCAAGGAGTGGGTGGGAAGCCCACCGTTGTGAAAAGTGGTGAACTAAACTTGGCTCCATTTGACGAAGCATGGGATTTGCTCAAGGCAAAGAAGAAGTCTAAGCCGTTTCACGGATATAACCCTAACAAGCACAGCAAAAAAGGTGGACTGAACGCCAAAGGTCGTGCCGCTGCAAAGCGCAAGACCGGCGCTAACCTCAAGCCACCCGTTACAACTAAACCTAGCAAACTCAAAGCCGGCTCTAAGAAAGCAAAGCGTCGTAAATCATTCTGTGCCCGCATGACAGGAGTAAAAGGACCGACTTCAAAGAAAGGTAAACTGACACCAAAGGGTGCGGCATTGAAAAGGTGGAACTGTTAATGACCTCAGTTTGGCTTATGCATGAGGCTTGGCAGTTACTGAAAGCCAAGAAGGATGCGCCAAACTATAGAAAGGCAACTGGTTCAAAGAAGTGTGGTAACTGCAAGGCTTGGGACTCGTCAAAGACTGACGACCCGATGACTGGTTACTGCAAGTGGTACGATTTTACTTGTCGAGCCGATCATGTTTGTGACGCTTGGGCTGGTGAGTAGATGTCACCGTTTGAATCTGCTTGGCTTTTGTTGAAAAGGCAGACAGAGTTGGGTGAGTTCCACCCTTGGCTTCCATCATCTCATGGCGAGGCCACTTGGTATCACGGTACTTCTACAGACCATGCTAAAGGTATAAACGAAAAGGGACTTCTCCCCGGTACAAGGCAGGCTATCACGGGGCGAACAGACTTTACAGACGAAGGTGTAATCCCTGACGAAGAGCAACTTCTCGATGCCTCTACACCCGCTGCTGCATTCATAACTCCTAGTAAACAGAGTGCAGAGATGCATGCGTTTTTTGGACAAAACGCTAGAAATGCCCTTGGTAGCAAGGGTGGAAAAGGAATGGTAGGTATCAGAGCAAAGGGTTTAGCGGAAGCAGTAAAGAGAGGAGAAATCAATCCACATACAGGTGAGCCACTTCAAACGGTACCACTTGCTGAGAATACTTATGGAACCATAAACCAAGGTGCAGTCGGTATCGCTGGAGGAATACCCCGCAAGTATACGACACCTGTGATGCCTAGTATGATATTTGGGCACGACCAAGAAAAAATAGACTACAACTTGAACTCTCCATATGCCTTTGCTGGTTATCAGCAACCCATGCCGCTTGATTGGTCGGGTTACGGGTATAATCAAGACCAAAACTTTCCTGATATGATATAGGGGAATGACTTTCAAGTATGACTCTATAGACTGAGCGTGGCCGATGACGATGTGCCAATACAACCCACCGACTGGTGGGCTAATGTTTTGACAGCAATGACAACTGTCAGTTTTGAAGATTTGACTAAATTAGAAGGGGATGCCGACAAGCATACCTCTTGGACTGATTTGGCACACCTAATGGTAGTTGCCGACCATCACCAGTTTTTACAACATGCTTATGAGCAGCGCAAGCGTGGGATGCTACATGTGGAGTTCATCATCGATACCGACTGAGGCTGCTTGGGCAGTACTCAAGCGGGACGATATGAGTTCCTTGCCTCCTGAATTAGAAAGCACATTGCAATCTTTTTATGAGCAAATCCCTGACGAGCAACAGGAAAAGTTGGAACAATTAGGCCAAGCCATTGAAAGGATGGAGCCTGAAACTAAGCATAAAATCAAAACCATGCTTATGCAAACTATAATGCATAACGCTGACAAAATGCCCGATATTCTACAAGATGCCGACCCGTCCAGTCTTTTTGGACTTCAGCAAACTGAGCCGGGTACATTCAAAGTGGATAGTGCCCCTGTAAAGAAAGCACTCTTTGTGCCGTTACTAATTGGTGCGGTGTTTGCTGCTGACGGTATTAATCAAAGTCAAGGAGCCAAAGCCAGCATAGTTGGTAATGGTTTGATGCACACTGGTGCGGCGTTGGGTTTGAATGACCCACCTAAAACTAGTGCATTTGAATATGAAAGCGATGTGGCTTCATTTCAAGATCCATTCCTTGGTATTGAATTGGGCCGTGTAGAGAACCCTTCGTGGTGGCAAAGGGCAGGGGCTGGAGTAGTAGGTGCATTACAAGGCTTATCTTTAGGTGCACTTTCTCTCAAACCTTTGAGAGCGAGAGGCAGTCGAAAGTTATCAGATATTCAAGCAGATCGTGCTGAAAAGATTAGAGATAAAACTTTTCAAGGTCCAAGGCGTAAAGGTCTAAGAGGCATTATGGATAGAAAGCAACAAGAAGCACTTTCAGATAAGGCTTCAAGACTTGAAGCAAGTTCTAAAAGATTTGCTGACAAGGCTGCTAAACCGTCAAGTCGAGGTTTAGAAGGTGCACGAAGAGTAGGGCAAGTAACGGCTGGCGACCCAAGAGCCAAGGAAGCGGTTGCCCCTTTTATTGCAGGCGCACTTAACACTGGTGGTAGTCCTAACATTTCAGGCACAGCAAGTGCAACTCCTTCGGGAGGAGCAGCGGGTACTGGTGTTAGCGGGGTAGGTAACCGTGCGGCTATGGGGCATGCTGACAAACAGATTTGGCAAGGTCAAGAATGGAGCGGTCAGCACGGCCAAACAAAGAAAGGTGATAATATGAAAATTGGAGAACAACTTTTGAAAGAAACAAAGGAACGAATGGACAAAGCACATTGCATGGGTGACACTGAAAAGAAAGGTGACAAAAAAGGTAGTAAGAAACCTGCTCATGGTATGATAATTGTGCTTGGTGCACAAGGTACAGGTCCGGGTCCTTCAAAAGACGGTAAGCGTACAAAAAAGTAATGAAGTGTAATTCGGTTGTTACAGAATCATTTATGTGATACTATAATTTCCCCGTAACAGAGAGGGACCTTTTATGTTAAGTAATTCTACCCCGATGCCCGAACACGATCAGAGCGAAATTAGATTGATGGGATTAATCCTAATGCAATCTATGTCTATTGGATTAGCCGTTGGAATATTTAATGCCGAACTTTGGATTGATTTGAACGACCCTATGGTTAATGGTGTTACATATTCTATGGCAGCGTTTGCTGTACAAGGTCTTGCTTATTACATATTCAAGATGTTTTTCCAACAGGGTATGGACGACAAAGCAAGGATGGCAAGTATGGAGAGAGAACGCAGAAACCGCTACCGTTCTATGGAAGTCAATTTTGATAGTCGCCGTCAAGACATGGAAATGCGTATGCAAGAAGCACAACTTGAAGCGGAATTAAAGTGGATGGAAGAAAATCCCGGCAAGACTCCGCCTTGGGTGCAACAAAGAATGACACAACCTCCTTCAAACTATTCGGACTTTATGCCTAATACACCTATTAAAGAGCCATTAAGTCTAGGTTTAGACTTTAATCCTGAAGAGAATAAGAAAAGAATCCGTGGCTCTGATGGCAAGTTCAAGAAGAAGGAGTGATTCTCCTTGGGCCGTATCTTCAAAACTCCTTCTGACGATGCTGTAGAGGAAACTTTGAGGAGTATGCACATTGCTAACACTGTTGATGTAGCGTATGAAAGAGGTATGGGCTGGGTTAAGGTGCTAGTGTTTTCAACAATTACTGCGTTTGTAGTAAGTGCTTTTGAGTTTTATACAGATTGGAACTTGTGGGAATCCAGCGGCAATTGGTTAAAGAATAAACTTGCAGAGTGGTCCAACTCTATTTTTGATTAGGTGATATTATGTCTATGATGGGTGGCTCTGCACTTGTTGGTGGTATGGTATTTGCTAAAGAATTGTGGCACTATTGGGTTCCAAGGAAGGTTGGAGTATATGGCCCTCCTATGACAGGTAAGACCACACTCGATAGATTTATGACAACTCCGGGTGAGATGGAAGATATACCTGAAGATGAACGCACTAAGCATTTTAGAATCCCCGGTATGAATCGATTTTTACTTCCTCGACCTACACGCAAGCGTGTGAGTTGGAAGGGAGATAAGCGTGTAGTTTATTCTGCTGACATCGGGGGAGATGAAAGATTTTGGAATCTTTGGATAGACGATATGGTAAATCGCAATGTAGAGGCTGTATTATTTATGTTCGATGGGAGAGCACTCAAAGGAGGGAGTGATGCTATTCAGGCAGTTGGTGGATTCAAATATTTAGTTGACGCTATCATTCATCGCCAATATCGTTATCGTGGTTTAAGATCTTGGTTAAGAGGCAAAAAGTATTGCCCTAAAGTAATCATGCTTGTTGCAAATAAAGCAGATGAGTGGTGGGATGAAACTGCCAATGTGCTTTGGCAGCAACAACGCTTAGGTGAACACAAGATGTTCGACCCTTTTAGAGAAGATTTAATTAGACTTCAAAAAGCAGGAGTACCCACAAGAAGGGGTATGATGGCTACAAAAATCGGTTGGAATGTAGAAAATACTATGATTGATATATTGACAATATGAGGAGAGATAAAATATGGTAATGAATTTTGGATTTGGAGGCTCAGGAAGAGTGCCTAGAAATGATGCTACTTTAGCAAATATGAGTGATGCGCATTTAATGGCGCTGGGGCAACAAGGTAATGCAAGTCACGCTCAGTTATTAGAAATGCAAAGCGCACAGCAGGGTATGGCTAATATTGCTGGTAAACAGAATATAGAAGTGCCAAAGGTAAACTTCTATCCAAGTAGGCACCCTGACCCAAGAAAGGCAAGAAAGCAAGATATTAAGCAAGCAAGAAGATTGTTGACTCCGACTAAGCGTAGCATTTTTAATCCGCTTCGCTGGGTATGGGGTAGGAAGTACAGATACAATCGAAAGAGTAGTCTTTGTGTTATTGATGGCACTGATTGTGAAGAGTTAATCAAGTACGATAATTTGTACGCTAAGATTTGCGATGAAGAAACAGGTAAGAGTCTTTGGGAAATGTATTGGAAAAACCCCGTAACTGGTGAACCGGAAGCATTTGTAGCAAGGGAACAGGTTACTAATGGTCGTAAAATGAAAGGTACATACTGCCCTGAGCATCTACACCTGTACCACTTATTATGTAAGTGGGAAGCAGAAGCCGACAAAGATCATAATAAAACAAAAACTGGTATGAAAGAGATGGTTAAAAAAGGAGTCAGTACAATTGCTGTACCTATTTCTATTATCAAGAAAAAAGACAATACTCCTGAGTTGCTTAAAAAATACGAGCCTTTCTTTGTAGAATTAGAAAAGGATTCTAAATCTCAACCCGGTATTAGTTTATTACATTACAAGAATCCTGAAACAGGAATAAATGATGTTACAATGATTGTATTTGATTTGAGATTATTCCAACAAGAGATACTTGCACAGCAACCAACACTGGCAGATGCAATTACAAATCTTGGAATAATGCAAGCACAGGCATTAGACAATGGAGTTATCAACTCAGAGGTAGTGGCACCAGCAGAGCAGATGCAGTTACCACAACAGTAGGTGAGTAAAAATGGGATTATTTGGAAACAACAATACGCAACAAAACGGAGCATTGTCATTAGGTGCTAATGCACAAACTAGTACACAATCTAACTTTGTAAATCCTTTTGCACCGCAACAGCAACAAGGCTTTGCTCAAAATGGAATGACACAAGGTTTCATGGCAGGTATGGGGATGAACCAACAACAAATGGGAATGATGGGTCAACCTATGACTCCTCCAAGCGAAGCAGAAATACAACTCGCTTTGATGAAAACTTTAGCACCTATGGATAGGTTCATCGGTAGTGTACAGATGGCTACTATGCTTCAGTTACTCAATGACCTTGTTAGTTTTTCAGTGTTAGAGATTTTGAAGAATGCAGTTTTCGTTATCAATGAAGATGACGGCACAATGAAAATGGACATTACTTCTTTACCAACTAACCTTCAGACTATGAGCGCAGAAAATGTAACAGGTCAATTCAATGCTTTGCAGATGGCAAGTCAGCAAAACATTCAGCAAGCAGAGATGCAGCAGCAACAAATTGCTGCTCTTGCTCAGCAGAGTATGATGGGTGGTGCATTGAATGCAGCATTGCAAGATGAAGGACTTATGAACAGGGTCAGCGGTAGTGCTGGGCAATTTATGGGTAAAATGATGGGGATGAGATAATATGATACCAAGAGAAATGCCAATGATAGGATTTGCAAGTAGCACAATGGCTATATTTGCACCAAAGAAAAGCGTAATTGTAGATATGGTAATGGTGCAGTTGTTATCTGTAATAGTTACACTCGGTACAGTTTTATTAACAGCATCGGGTGAGTTGTCTAGTGACACAATGGCTTACTTAGTTGCTGGACTTTTCGGAGCCTTCTTTATGCTCGGTAATGTTTATTCCCGCATCTCTAATGTCTGACGACTCTACATGTTGGCCCCATTTTTTTAGTGGGCATTCGCTAGATCTAAGTGAGGCTTTCACTCTCATTTGACAGCCGCATTCAGTGCATCGATTACTAGTGTGTTCCCAACTTGGGCACACCATACAGATGTCCATTCTTATTTGTTTGACATCGTTGGGCACAAACCTTCTCAAGAATATATCCCTACCCGCTTTAGTTAGGTTTTTTGCAGTGTCTATAGACACGGGTACGCCCATAATTTTAGGTGTCGCACGGGGCAACCTCATGTTTATTCCGTCAACCTCATTCTACAAAACCATTATCCATGGTGTATGCTTGGCGCTTTGTATGGGAGGCGAGCGCCAAACTAAGAGATCCTGTCCTTTGTGCCAGCACGAAGAGCGTGATAGACTTGAAAGTGGGCTGGCCGATGGTTCTATAGAACCGAGGCAGTTAGACAAAGAAATGGGTTGGCGAACCAATACTACAGAGCGCCATGTAAGAAATCACATGGGTAGTTATAGCGACTCTGCTAACCATACATGTGTAGTCTGTACTAGCGATAATCGCAGAGCATACGAAGTTGCATACTTTGAAGATGAAACTACTACTGAAGAAATTGCGGCAGAGTTAGGTTGTAGCGAAGAGTTAGTTTACAAACACATGAAAAATCATTTCCAACCTCTTGTAAAAAGAAGTGCAACTGCAGTGGTGGCAGTAAAGGTCGGAGAAGAAGTAGATATTCTAAGAAACAATGTACAAACTCTGAATGGCAAGTTAGCACAGTACATGGATGAAACTAGCCTTCACGATGACGGCGTTATATCCGACATGGTGAAACTTCACAAAGAAGTCAGAGAAACTCTCAAGGATTTACACAAGTTCCAAGAAACTTGGTCCGAGCCAAACAAGGCAGTTGCTAACAATACAATCAATATCTTGAAGGTTGAGTTAGGTAAAGAAAGTCCTGAAACTTGGAAGAGAGTCAAAGAAAAGTTATTATCTCAGGCTGACGGCGAACTAGATGAGAATATACTGGATGTGATTTGAAATGCCAAGTGGAACCGGAGGAATGTCAACAGGGTCAGATACCCGAATGTACAATCCAAAATCTGAATCATCTCATATGTACACTGCTAACTCCGAAGATGAGGAGAGTTTCAGGCACGGTGTTGGCGATCCTGAATCTAATGAGCGGCGTAAAGATAAACTCCAAGCAGAAAAAGAAAATGCGCAGAAAGTCAAAGACTTACCGCATCTCAGATTAGAAACTGTAGAGCCTAAACCTGACTTACCTCCGGGTATGGAGGGCATGGACCAAGACCAACCAATCATGGACGATGATAATGAAAATGCGGTTGGTGCAGAGATTTCACAAATGACAGGTATGCCCGGACAGGGTAGCCCTGATGTCAGCCAAGCATTGGGTGCACAAGTCAACCAACCATTCGGCCAGCAGACTATTGCTAATATCGCTACTGGAGAGCCGATGGCTGATGCTTGGTCTAGTCTTTTGAAAGAAAAGAAACCTTGGACTCAACCCCAAATGGAAACTACACCATTCGGGAGAAGTAAGGTTGACAAAATTAGTGAAATGAGAGCAAAGCGTGTAGCAAGTGCATTAGGTCATCCTTCAGAAAAAGGTGGGCTTAACGAATCGCCGTTGGCATTGCACAGGGGTCACAGACAAACTACTCAACCTGTTACATTGTTTCCTGAAAAGTACCAACAGACACTTGGTACACAAGATGCTCGTAGATTACAAGGTGGTATAGAAATGCCAAAGGGTATGCAGATGCGCCCAATGCGTGGTGAAAGACCTAAACCTGTTGGTAAGCCAACGCCTCCAAAAATACCAAAGGAACCCAGTGAGCCAAGCATGAAGTTGGCATCAGTCGATTCTTTGAAGCAGGATGTAAGCGCAGTTCGCAAAAAGATGGATTACATGCGATTCAACCAGTTGCGCAGATTACTTCGCAGACTCAAAAACAAAGTTGATGATCGCAGATTAAAGATGGCTGACCCCGGAGGCATAGGTGAAGCAGGTCCGGGTGATGGCAATATGTCTACCAACCCGCAAGGTGCTACTGAAAGTATTCAAGCAGATGCGTTACGGCACGAAAATAGAAGTGAAGGCGCAGGTGGCTCCGGTAAGACATTTGGTAGAAACTCAGGAAGGGTCGCTTGATGTTTAAGACAACTCCTCGCTCTGTATTGTTTAGCGACAATTTAATTCGCAAAAGCATATACAGAGTTAGGATAAATGAAGATGGCACAATTATACCCGTGGAAGATAATTACACCGATGAACACAAAGGTGTAGAAATGGATGAGTTCGGCCATGCTATCGACAGGCCAATTACTGGGTTACAAAAAGACGGACACTATCACTTGATAGATGCTATGATAAATAGAGCCTTGGCGTTAGCAAGAATCAATGGCTTTGGAGAAGATAGAGTTACAAGGAAAGACATCGAGGATATTTTTGGTATGTTGATAAATCATCATAATTCAAAAGTAATACGCAGAGAGGGGTTGAACTCTCCTAACATTTTACCACCAGTCCAACATCCTGATTGGAGAACAACCACAGTAAGCGATTACATTCCTGACAGCCTTAAAAGTCAATTTTTACCTAATAGAGTAGACCCATCTCACCCTGATAGAAGTATAGTTCACTTTTATCACCCTGACACTGGTGAACTAATGACCGCTAGTTTGCCTCCGCTTATCACAGCACATAGAAAAAAGGATGATGTGGCACACAGTTCAGCAGACACATCAGATTTTATTGATTCACCCCGCAATCCTTTGAAAAATGAATTGGCTTTGTTAGAATCAGTTGGCGACCAACTTGAGCAAAGGTTTGGGATTTCAGATACAGGTAGGGGAATCTTTGATGGGTTCAATGATTTTATGGGACCTTACATGAGTTATGCACCGGGTTTGCAAACTATATCTTCGGGTCAAGTTACAGGTGTAAGGAGTGCAGATCACCACCATGTAAGGACTGGTGTTTTGCCACCCCATGTACTTCAAGAGGTAAACAAGTTTAGAGAAGTCCCGCATGAGGCGGCACCTGAAGTAGCACCTGCTATAACTAGAGGTCATACGGGAGGTTTGGTTCTTCCTCACACTTATCATATTCCGCAGGTGTCGGGTAGACCAACTGGCGAGGGGTCACTTACTAGGACACCTGCGATTATCAATAAGTTAAATGAAATAATAAACTCTGATAATCCAAACATTACAGCAGATGATAAAGCCTTGGCCGAATCAATTATTCGTAGACAAGAGTCTGATAGTTTCATTTCGGGCAAACCTAAAACTGATGAAAGTGATGCTATACCGGGATTAGAAGATGCACCTATTATGACTATGTTGTTCCGTGCTGGTAAATCCTATGCTAGTGCACCTGCAAGAGCATCTATGGGTGGAGTGCCTAAATTAGTACGAGATGCTGCTTCAAATATTTTGGGCATGTCACCTGACGATGCTATAGACCACATAAAATCCGTCAGAAGCAACTTAGGTGCTACTAAGTTTGGTGGCGGTAAAGGAATCAATAATGCACTCCAAACTTTAGACGCTTTACACCAAGCAGTAATCAATCACCATCATGCTGAAGGCCATCCCGATCCAATTATGGCAGCGAATGAATCTATTCGTGGACATGGTAAAGGGCTACAAACTGATAAACACGGAGATATCCCTGACTATTCTCAGTGGTTTGTTAGTACTATGGATAAGTTACACGGTCACGAAACCCACATAACATCTCCTTTGGAAATGGAAAACAGAGCATTAGAATCGTTTAGTAGAACAGCAAGCGCTCCTACAGATTTAAGTGGCTTTAGTGCAACTCCTGCGCAGAGTCTTATGGCTGAAGCACCTACACCTTATGTTAATCCTAATGACATATTAACTTCGTTTGAAACTTTACAGATGATGTCTGCAATTAAAGATGATAGAATAATGAAGTATGTTAAGAAAGGCTACTCTTTGAAATCTTACAATGATATTCGCTCGTTTGCAACATCTGTGGGTCTAACAACTCAAGATGTTCACGGTATAATGGCTACAAAGGGAGACTGGAATGTTCTAGCCAAGCAGTGGAATGTGTCTCCTTTGATTGTTAAAGCAACTAAAGTAACATTTGGCGGTGCATAATATGGGTAAAATATTTGTAAAGGGTCCGGTTGAATCTCCTGATGATTTGTTGGCGAAGGAATCTAGGTTGGGCCAAGCAGGTAGAATAGGTTTAGACGCTACTCAAGGAGCAATTAATCTAACTAGACCCGGAGCCATTCAAAGTGCCGCTGATTTAGCAGGGGTTCCACTTAGCGTTATGCGTTATTTTATGGAAGGTAAGCATAAAAGGCAGTTGACCGATGAAGAAAAAGATGAGATGCGCTTTAGAGCGCAGCAAAAGATACGAGATAAGTTAGAGGCAGAAAGACGACCTATGATGCAAGAGCAAAAACGAATAGCAGACAATCAGGCCCTGTTAGGTAGGTTTCAAAATCTTGCACAAAGAACTGGTGCTGATGTAATAGGCTTAGATGCATATAGAGACACACAAGATTTAGCAGGCTTCCAAGAGTTTGCAAATATGAATTATCCCGGTATGTCAATGAATGAAGTTGCTGATATGTTAGGTCGGCAGTTTACTAATGTAGAGAGTCAAAGCCTAAGAAATATACTTTCAGGTAAACCTGCAATAGAGGGTTACACTCCTGATGATAGGGCTAATCAAATGATAGCGGTTAGTAATGCTGCTGCGCCTAATGTTGGTGGTGGCGACTTAGCACCTCTACCCCCTGATATTCAAAATACAATAAATAGAAATATAGCCAATCAACAAATAGAACAAATGGCAACTGTTCCTGAAACTCAAACTCAAATTAGTCCTGCAGATAACGCTGCTTCCGTTGCTGCTTCAGGAGGAGTTAATTCATCTCCACATAGTGCGAAGGAAGAAGATAAAAGAGATGATGCAATGGCTACTAATTCTGAAAACATGGATTACGATAATGAAACAGGTGTAGAGCGACCTAAGCAAGAAGAGCCGGAGCCGGAGCCGGAGGTACCATTCACTTTAGGAGGCCCCGGTAATGCTCCTGTTTCACCACAATCTATGTCTCCCGGCACTGTTCCACCCGGACCTAATGCATTAAGGCAATTAGATGAATACGGTAGGTGATTATTATGACTAACAAAGAAGAGTTCATCAAAGAAATGGACATGGAAATGTCCAAAAAGTCTTTTGAATACTTCTTTACTGAGATTTTAGAGTTTGAGTTTTCAGACCATCACAAACACTGGTTACAAGGTCTTAACGAAAGTAGACGATATTGTGTCAAGGCGAGCAGGGACCACGGCAAATCGGTATTCTTTATGTCGTATGCTTTGTGGTTAGCGGCTTTCAAACCCAATACTCACATTATGATATTCAGCCACAGCCTAGAGCAGACCCTTGAACACATGCGATTTATCAGAAATCTGATAGAAAGCAAGGATATACTCAAGGATTTGAAGCCTCAAGGCCGTCCTTGGAATAAATCGTACTTTGAGTTTACCAATAAAAGCCGACTTATGGCTAAGTCGGTTGGTGGTGCTACTCGTGGTTTCCACCCAAATGTAGTATTGTGTGACGATATTCTATGGGGTACTACCGCTACAGAGTTACAAAGGGCAGCAGACTGGTTTTATACTGTACTTTTGCCGGTTCTGCACCACACTGGAAGGCTAATGATGGTCGGAACACCCTTCAGTTACAACGATTTATACGCTGAATTAGAGCAAAAAGACGCATTTAGAGTCGAAACTTACCCCGCAATTAAGGATAATGGGGAGCCATTATGGCCTACAAGGTGGCCTTTAGAGGCCCTAAAAATGCGAGAATCGTCTATGCCAGCCATAAAGTTCGCTCGTGAGTACCTTTGTGAGCCTATTCACGACATGTCAAGCATGTTTCCAATGGAACTTCTTGAAAAAGCAAGGGATGAAGATCTAGTATTATTGGATAGAGCAGAGTCAGAGTACGACGAAAACGGCGATGCAGCCGGTATATTCGGTCAACACTTTGTCGGTTGGGATCCAGCGATAGCATCTGATAGTAATGCTGACTATACTGCTATGGTTACACTAAGAACTCCACCCGATAGTGAGGAAAAGCAGGTTGTGAACTTCCTAAATGAGAAGGGATTGGGTTCTGCTGCTCAGAAAAAGCAGATAATTATGCTCAATCACAGGTTCCAACCGGACTTAATTGAACTTGAAGGTAACAATTTCCAGCGTATGTTTGAGGCAGAACTCAAAGAAATGCGTGAAGATATACCAATCAAGACATTTATGACTACTCGGCAGCGCAAAGAAAGCATGTTCATGTCATTATTGATGGCATTTGAACAGGGCAAAGTCAAAACACCTTGGGGCAATGAAAGGAGCAAAGAGTTTACTCGCCAATTAGAAACTCAACTTACTAGATTTGGTATGACTAAGAAGGGTCGTTTGGAATCTGTAGGTTCTCACGATGACTTGGCAATGGCTTTGGCTCTTGCTAACTGGGCAACAAAGGAGTTCAAAGGTAGCATTGTTATGTTAGACGATTATCTTGATGGATTCGATGAGTGGTTAGGCGATAAACCAGTAAGTGCAAGCAAAGGGTGGTTCGTAGCCTAAGTATAATATGGATGAAGGAAGGGGCTGAGTATTATGTGGGGTTCTTTAGGAGTTGGTAATCATACATCCATTATTGATATGGGTGATGAATTACAAACTATCATCGCCTCCACATTGGTTGAGCATCCTTTGATTAAGTCTAATCCAAACAGTGCAATTAGAATCGCTAAAGATGCAATAACTTTGGATAGAGATGTCAGTTTTGTTAGGCCATCATTTCCTAAAACAGGTGAAGGTTGGTTTGAATCGCAGTTAGGTAAGACCGCTGAAGAGTTAATTGGAGATTTACGCAAAGCCGAGGACTTACAAGAGGTCAGCGACTTAATCAAATCAATAGAGCATGTTCATCTTCAGGAAACGCAGGCGACTTTAGATTCAATGGAGTGGGCAGATAACCACCACAACACTATTATTCAATTAGGTTTAGACGAAAGAACCCTCAAATCTCTAAGGATATATGGCGAATTGAAGAAGAATACTCTGCGTAGAGCATGCTTGCAGTGGGAAAACGCAGATAATGTACTCAAAAGTTTAGATCAGTTCCATGATGTTTGGGGTGAAGAGGAAACTAATGCTTGGGAAACTGCAATGCAAAGCAAGCAGGACGCTAAGGAAATATGGAAGAGCGCCCTAAACCAATTCAACACATTGAGCAAAGAGCAACAAAACTGGCTAAGTTTAGCCAAAGCAGAGTTAGTAGACGCCGGTCCACTAACTGCTAGAGCAATTACTGAAAGACTAATTGAAAAGGGCACTAATCGATTGAATGTCAACCGTATGGCAAAGTTACTCAAGATGTATGGCGAGGAAATTGCTATACTCAAAGGTCACAAGAAGGGAGAATACATCGCTGCTCAAAATGGTAATATCATAATCAAAGACATTTGGCACTACGCTGGTGGTTTCATTGATGAGCATGGTGCGTTTTCTATATCCGATAGGGATGAACCAAGACTCACTATCATAACCAAAGGCGAAAGAGGTAGACTTCACTGCTCGCAGTTACATGACAATCTTGGTTTTGGTGTTTTGCAATTGAATAAAGGCGTAAGTGTCAATGAACCTAATACTCACCAACTAGAGTTTAGAGGTCAAGATGTTGCTAAGTTACTTAGTGGCTCTTTGCCTTATATCGAAAACAAAAGTAAAGTTGCAAAAGCGATGGCACACTATTTCTTAGAACCTGATAATCTACTTATGAAACAGTATGTGCAATATCAGTCTTGGAACGGAACACACAAAGCGGAGAAGGCTCTGCGACAATGGGGAGTGGACCAAGATACAGTGTTAAGTTGGGCGGAGGAATTGTAATGGCAGAAGAAAAACAAAGTCGAATTGGAAAAATATTGTCCCGTATAGGAAACGGGTTCAGAAGAAGAAGAACCCCTGCCCCCCAAATGCCTTTGTGGACTACTGGTATTCAAGAACCTGTGCTCGTACAAGGTATTACTATACCTGCATTGTATTCAGTGGCTAATGAAAACTTAATTCTTAGGACCGTTCTTTCTACTCTTCAACAAGAAGTATTCCGTAGGGGTTACTATTGGGAAAAGAAGTTTCATAAGAAGTGTGTCGAATGCGATAAAGAATACCAGCATGATGTAGACACCTGTGATGAGTGTGGTGGCGAAGTTCGTAACCCTGACCCTAATGAAATAGTATATCCTAGATGGTTAATCGACCAGCGTAACAGTATGGAACAGTCTTTCATGGATGTCTTGAGAGAGATAGAGTATGATTTGAATATCATGGATGATGCCTTTATGATATTGATAAAGGAATATTACCAAGACCCTGATACAAAGGAAGTTTCATTTTACAGAGTAAAAGAAATAATCAGAGGCGATCCTATCTTTATGCGTATCATTGCTGACAAGCGTGGTGTTCGTGGAGGCAGGTATCGTGCCTGCCCTATACACCGTGATGTAGTCCGTAGTTATGCAGAAGAGGAAAAGACCTGCGAAGTGTGCGGCCATGATTTAGAAGATGTTCATTATGTCAATACATCAGGTAGCGGCAAGACTCAGTATTATTTGGAAGGGGAAGTAATACATGTAAGTAAGTATAACCCGTCCAAGTTGTATGGTCGCTCACCTGTGTCATCCCTATGGCGTCAGGCTATGACTTTGACAGCAATGGATAACTACATGTACACTGCTTATTCAAAGCGCAGAATGCCAAAGGGTCTAATTTCTGTAACTACGGACAACTTAGAATCTATGAAATCATTTTTCAAGAGTATGGACGAGAAGTTAGAGCGTGACCCTCACTACATTCCCAAGATTGGTATTGAATCTAATACCGGCAAAGGTGGTGTGAACTGGGTTAAGTTCATGGACACGCTTGAAGAAATGCAGTATCTTGCAGTTAGGGATGAGATGCGTCAGCGTATTGCATCATTCTATGGTGTGTCAAATGTGTTTATGATGGACACAGGTAAATCCGGTGGACTTAACAACGAGGGTATGCAGATTCTTGTTACTAATCGTGCTGTTGAGTTTGGACACAAGGTGTATACTGAGCACCTATTCCCACGACTTATGGAACAGTTAGATGTTGATGATTGGAAACTGACACTTTATCCTAACGAGGAAGAAGATGAGGTCACTCGATTGCGCCGTGATGAGATGGAAGTAAACATTGCTCAGCGTATGGTTATGTTAGGCTATCAGCCTGAAATCGTAGAAGAAGGTAATAGAGATATTCGATTTATTTACAAGAAGCCTGACCCAGCACAGATGCAACAACCTCCGGGTGGTGGCATGCCGGGTATGCCTCCGGGTATGCCTCCGGGTATGCCGGGTGGCCCGCAACCGCAGGCTAACCCCGGTCAATTACCGAGCCGCAACATACCCCCTCAGTTAGCAGGAGTTATGGGCGGTCAAGCGAGTGCTGGTGCAAGAAGTATGAGTGACGGTGGTCCTAACTCTAGTCCTCAAAATAGAACTAGTATGGGGTCCGGCTCTCCAGTGAGCAGTGTGCAACAAAGAGGCTCTCAGCCTAGCCCGATAGAGCAAGCAGCCCGTAGTATTGGCGACTCCGGCAGATTCAAGGGTGCATGAGAACATTAAAGATGAGTGAAGTGGTGGCGTTTCGTATGGACTTGTTGAAACTTGACCCTATGGCTAGAAAAATGCGCACTCATATTGATGCTTTTTACAAGGCATTGGATGAGCAAGATGCAATGGGCGCTCGCTCACATATCAATGAAATCACAAAGTATGCAGACTATCTCTCTCACGATGTAGAAAATGCAATCAGAAAGCAAGATAGCGATGCAGTTGGCGTCAATGACATCTATGCTGGCGGTGTACCTGTAATGAAGTTTAATTCAGTCGAAAAGGTGCACCAAGCATCTGATGATGTTTTACCGGGTATGATTCGCACAAGCCGCATTGGTAGCATCAAAAAGCAACTAAACAATAGAACACTTTGAGTTGAGCGCAATGAGTGAGGGAGAGAACACAGCGGAGAAACTAATGGGGGCACTCATTAGTAAAATGGAAAACATGGATAGTGATTTAAGAACACTCAAGCAAGAAAATGTAAACTTGCGAAAAGCAATAGCAGATCCGATGAACATGCTACGAAAGGCAGGATTTGTTATGGCTAAGACTGAAAAACCTAGTGGAATGCTACAAGACGACTTTAGACCTATGGGTGACGATATGGTAATCAAAGGTACAGACCTAGATATGCCAAGCACCAATGAAGAGTTCCACCAAATGGAGTGGTCGGAGATTCATGCATTAGCAGAGTCGGCAAAGAGTGCTGGCTCAACCGGAAACAACATGGGAATGGAGTGATTGAAATGAAACCAAGATTTGAACCTAGAGATGAAGAGTTTACAAACTTACTTAACAAGGCTAATGAGTTGGCTAGTAAAGTTGAGAAAGCAAAGGCTGACAGAAGTAGTCAACCTGAATACACTGCTAAGGAAGGTTCGGAGCATGGTTATGAGTTCAGAACACAATCCGCTGGTAAAGACAATGTAAAGAACCAATATTTTTCTACTAACAATCATTTGATTGAAGTTGAAGATGTCAAAAACAAGGGCGCTACTATGGAGAACAGCGATGTTACAACAAGGGCATCTCCTTACTACCCTACCGCATTTAGCACAACAGGTGCACTTGAAAACTTCACAGGTGGCGAAGGTCCAGTTCTCAAATCCGCTGGTGGAAACATACAGAAGTATCAAGACCAGCAAATCAAAAAGAGCATCGAAGAGTTATCTCGCCGCATTAACTAAGCGGCTGGTGATGATTTGATTGAAACTCCTTTAGATACTCTCACCCTTCGTAGAGAAACATTTGTCAAATCTCTATACGATGGTATAGGTTTGACTGAGGCTGCTCAAGAATATCTTGAGGCTCACTTTATTGTAACCAAGATGGATATTTATTACAATTCAGTTTACAATGAAGAAGCACTTCTTATGATTGCGAAGCAAGAAGGTGAAGAGTATCAGATGGGCAGCGGAGGCATATATGGTGTGGATTATGCTGGATTAGGTACTCGTTCTGCGACAGAGTATGTTGAACCGGGTACAAATCGAGATATACAAGGAGATCAGTTTACCGGCCAAAGATTGCTATTTGATACTAAATACATGAGGGATGTTCGTGCAACAAACTTTGATAATGCCCCTTCGCCAACAACCCCTGTAAAAAACAATCACTACTTTCAATCTGAAAACAATCCTATGATGGGCACTGTTACGCACACATTTTCAGATGGAAGGCAGGAAAAAATACCTGCTTGGTATGCTAGTCTTTTGAATTACTATACAGTGTCAGACGATGATGAACACCATGCTGGTATGTCAAGAGCAGAATATGATAATGGACGAGTAAAGGGTTGGTTAGAAGATGGCAGAGAACTTAGAACAAGAAATGTTGCTAATATGCGTGGTATGCTAAACTCACTTTCTACTAACCATGGTTCTAATTTTCATAGACTTAAAGGATTAACAAGTTATGACCTAACTCCTTTGCAAAGGGTTGAGCAACATTATGATGAAGTTATGAATGGTGATTTCACACTAAAGGATTATTTTCATGGATTTGAAGGGCTTGATAAAAAGCAAAGAGAAAACATATATCAGCACCTTTTGAAAAACGGTTACGATGATATTCACCACCATTTAGACGAAGGTGGAATACATAGCGACCAAATTAGATTCAGTTTAGGTTTGAGATTAAAACCTCTTATGGATTTCTTAACTAGAAGTAGTGCTCATTCTTCTGACAACCATATGCCCGACACAGAAACTGCAGCGGCTGAACATGCTGAAATCCCAAACCATGTATGGGACTCTATGTTTATGGGGGATAAAGAAAGGTTGCATCGTAATGTGTATCGTCTACTCGGTCTTGATAAACAAAACGAAGGGAGAATAAAAGAGCAAGCAGCAAAGATGATGGAGAAAAACCTTTCTTTGTCTTATGATGATGCTTTAGCAGAAGCAACTATGAGTGACATGCTTAGGTATGATATGTTTGAGTTTGATAATAAAACTAACACATTTAGTATGGACGAGTTAGGTGGTATTCCAGCAAAGAACTTTGTTGATTGGCACAACAACAAGGCCACCTCAAGAAATCTTTCAAGAAGTGGATTTTATGCAGCAGTGGGTTGGGATAATTCAAGAGGTAAACATTACGAATATGATAAGAAAACTGGTGAAAATCTTAGTCCGGTAGAAGGCTTTGAACATTATCCAAGTGTGTATCGACACTTTAACGAAAATAAAGTTAAAGAAATTGAAGGTCGTATGAAAACGGGCAAAGATGCCATTTACGATGGTACACATATGCGTAATCAGGCTATACCTTGGATGAATAGGTTAGTCGATTTAACAAACTTAGGCGACTTTATGGGTGGAGATCACAGAGGTTTCAACCACATGTTTGCAGAAATGTTTCAACATGGAGGAGGCCATCACTTAGATTTGAATAATGCTCTTAGAGTAATCGCTCCGATATTCCACCACATTTCGACAAAGGAATCTTCAGTAGGTCTACCCTCCGAATACGGAGAAAACTTGTTGTTTGATATAGAGCATCCTGAAATGTATAGCCGCAGGTCTTACATAGACGAGGACCCTGACAAAGACTTGTATTACATTGGTCCCAAAGAAGAATATAGAGATGGTAAAAAAGCCTTGTCTACATCAAATGCATTGGCTTGGGCGGGCCAGCCTCAGTTGACTAGGTTCTTCCATAATGTGTATGATGAAGATGATTGGGACAATTATACTGAAAAATTAGCACTTTGGAGTGCTTCGGGTGGAGAAACAAGTGGTGTTAGCAAACCATCTAAACCTACACCTAAGAAAAAAATAATGCGCTCTTTGGGTAGCATTCCTCATGCGCATATGCCTAATACTGAAAAGGGCAGAATGAGCGAACAGTGGGAAAGAAAATTAGCAAGAAGAGCGGCCTTACAAGAAATGGCAGAGCAGATTGAGCCATCTGCACATCTATCTCAATATGTATCACGCTATCGTGGATATGCAAGAGGAACAGGCGGTTTGCCAAAGGGTAGCAAGGGTGTAACTCATTCTTTTGATTCTTCAAAGTATAATCAAGACCACGACAAGTTACATATGAGGTCAACCAATCCTAACAAAGATCGTATGGGTAAAAGAAGGTTAGACGGGCAAAGTTCAATCGAAGGTGAATATGAAGCGATACCGGGTACTTTTGCGACACGAGGGCCGGGTACTCATAGAAAAGAAATTAGTCAAGTAGACCAACAAACTCGTGCTGACTTTAACAAAAACAAAGTTGGTTATGGTAAACATGAAATGACAGGCGCTGGTAATTCCCCAGTGTCTCCTCAAATAGGAAATGTTCTCGGTATGGGAGAAGCAACACCTTTCAACAAAATAACAAGTGATTTACTTTCGCATCATGCTACTAGAGATGATGTTACTAGAACTAAAGAATTGAGAGATTTAAGAGATAACGCTATACAAAGAAGAAATCAGCGTTACAAATTAATAAATCAGGCTGAAAGCAAACAGCGTGAGTTAGAAGAAAAAATGAATACTTTACCTTCTAATGCTTATGAAGAAAGAGACAATTTGATACGAGAATGGCGTGAGTTAGATGGGCAATTGTCTCAATATAAACAGGGCAATCCTCATAGTAAACCCAAAGTTCCATCTACTCGCTCATTGGAGGCAAGCGTTACACATGCTAGTAGGGCATTTGATAAATATGAAAGTGGACCCAAACTTACTAAGAAAGAATTGATGGATAAGATTAATCAGGCTATGTTTTCCTTAACTGATAATAGTGATGTCATTAGAGAATTAGAAGATGAACATGAGCGTTTACTTGAGTATCAACCTAATGAGCGCCAAGCCACATATCGCAAACATAGAATGAAAAAATATAATTCGGATATGGCTGCGATTGGTAAGAGGGTACAACATCTTAGAGAGATGTTAGATTCGCAAGGTATACCTATTGGTGATGACCCGTTTGAAATGTTATCTAACTTGATGGTATTAGCGCATGAAGGCGAGCGTGACTTGCATAGTTATGAGCCTCCCGAAGGTGATAAGACTTACATGACATACAATGAATCAGTCGATCATGACGCTACTAAGTTATCTGATGAAGGTAAAACTCACAATATGATTAGAGATTTAATCATTAACAATGGGCAGCATTTAGGAAATGTAATTAGTGGTACAAGGTTGAATCAAAGAGGTCATAACATTGGCTTTATGAGTTTTGATAACGATAATGGTAATGTTAGCAGGCAACTTATGGATTTGATGCGGGGTATACAAGATGCCCATACACACCTATCAAAGGATGAGTTGGCTACTTTAGCCCCTAAAATTAGACAAATGTCTGTTCGTGAACTGTTGCAAGCAATGCACCCTGAGTTGAAAGGAGATGTGCTTGAGCATCCTGCTTCCATACAACATGGAATTGCAATGAAAGAGTTACTACACTTAGATGATAATTTTCAACCTACTGATATGACTGAGAGATTACAGGAGCAAATGGGTATGCACTTCATACCGGCAAGGCACGGCAAAGGTGCTATGCATGATATGTTAGACGGCCATCTCGTTATAGATCCGTCCACTGACACTGAAGGAGTTGGGCACATAAAGCACCCATCTTTCAAAAATAGAGATATGCCTATTTCAAATATATCAAAGGTAGGCGGTTATGGTGTCAACTGTTTCTTCACAGACCCTAACGACCATTTCAAGTGGTCGGGCTTCAAACCAACTATCAAACCGATTAGAGATAATAACCACAAGTTCATTGGGTGGGAAAGGGTTGAACCTTACGATTACGATTCAAGAACTCCCCCAATGTCTATTTATGAGCAGGGTGTGCCCGAATTAGTGGGAAGATTGGGAGAAATTGATGATTCAAGGCTGGCTCGACCTAAAGCATTTTCAACCCTGTTCCTTAGACAGGACGAAAGTAGTCCGACACTTTTGCTTGCATCTCTCTCTAATCCTGACATCATGCTCAAGAAGGATGGCGAATATCCAATTCTTCAACCAATGCATCGCATATTCAAGTTAGATGATTTGGAACACCTTCGTGGATTTAGTGGCGACTGGATTGTATCTGCTATGCCTGAAGGCCCAAGAGCATTCGTGGAAAAGAAGGATGACAAAATTACAGTTAGAGGCGACTTTGACTTAGACAAAGAAACAAAGGAAAACTTTGAGAAAATATCAAAGAAAAACTTTGTTGTAGATGTGGTACTTGCAGGTAAAGAATACAATGTCATAGATATTGTAGAGTATGACGATAGCGATGTTCACGATATGCCTTTGCAAGAACGCATAAAGATTCTAAGAGGTACTATGGAGAGTACAGAAAATGTGCTACTACCTGCTGCTCACAACTTGAGGCTAACGGATGATGTTGGCTTAGAAGCCATAGTCAAAGATTTGCTCAAAGAGCATAAGCGATTGGTACTAAGGGATGCTAACTCTACTTACATGAAAGGAGAAAATAGACACCCAAAGTGGGTATTGTATGATGAAGGTCAAGATGTCAACCTAATGGTTCTTGACAAAAAGGGTACATCTTCTTTCACATACCGATTGGGCACTGGTCCTATTACGCATGAAGATTCGTTAGGCGATCGTGCTGTTGAGTATGAGGGTGACACATACATGGATGTGGGTACATCATTCCAATCTAAAGATGAGTATGAGGTTGGAGATATAGTTACAGTAAATGTAGACAGCATCTCTGTCACTGGAAATGTAGAAGGGACTGACATTTATACTGTAAACAGTAACGAAATCAAAGGTGAGGCAGAGGGCGAGGGTGTATCTAGTGTAGAAACACTATCTATGTTTACTAAGTCCGAGCCTGTGATGTGGCCGCATGAAATCGACAGGGACGGAGATAGAATCGTTATCAAGATGGCTGCGGGGGATGTAAGTTATCGTGCTTCGGCAATCGATGGCGAGTGGTATATGTTCAATCCAAAAGCAGAAAATGGTTGGTTAATTCGATTGGCAGAGAGCCAAAGGCCGTTTTGGTCGCCAGTTGCAGGAGTTATGCTGAAAGCAGATTTATCACTGTACGATGACGAATCTAAAGCAGAAGTTCACGAATCTAAAAATGATGCTAAGCCCCTAATACCTCCGAAGAAAGTTAAGAATACTAGTTTTTGGGATTCAGAAATAGACGAGGCAATAGCGCACAAAAAGAAAGTCAAGCGATTGTTAGCAAAGAGTTTGACTCTAGCATCTTCTATGTTGAAGTCAGGAGTGGGTGCTGTTGGAGATTCTAGCACAGGTGCTATGGGGTTAGGTATAGATTATGCAACACCTATAGAATCGCCAAGTGGCCCTACCAGTCTTGTCGGTTCCAAGACTATGCCCGACCATGACGCTAGAGATGTAGAGCGTGATAACAAAGAAAGAGCCGAAGATAAAAAAATGGGCCACAGAAAGCCTGTTGATGATGACGAAGCAGGTCATTTGTCTATAGATAAAGACAAAGCGGCATTCGTACCTTATTAAATAGTATGAGCGGTGTAATTATCGGCATGGCACCAGCGGCTGCACTGAGGGCATCTACCTCCGTCCACCCTGCTAGCATTGCCATTGTCAAGTCATCTAATGACCTAATCATTGCTGGCTACGCATCTGTAGAGATGGTAGACAAGCAGGGTGACTTGATTACTCGTGGAGCATTGAAAGACGCCTTTGGTAACTTTATGAAAGCAGATGGCTTCCGCAATGTTCAACTAGCACACTCAAACATTCAGGTCGGTGAAGTTATCAAGGCTTACACTGACTCTGATGGTAGACTATGGAAGTCCGGCGTTGATGACGCCGGCATGTTCGTTGTCATCAAACTTAGAGATGACATCGAAAAGGCTCGTGAAGTAGCCAATGAGATTCGCAAGGGTAACCTAACTGGGTTCAGCATTGGAGGACAGGCGTTTAAGCGCATTAACAAATCTGATGTAAAGCATGGAAACTATACTGAGATTTCCAAGTTAGAACTGCATGAAGTTACTATTTGTGAGAAGGGGATTAACCCCGAAGCATCCTTTAGAATACTGAAGGAGGACACTACTATGACAAACGAAGTAGACGCATTGGGTGAATTGGCATCCGTGATTGATCGTTTATCTAAGCAGTTGGACGACATGGACAAAGAAGATGAACAGAAGGGCATGATGGACAAGAAACCTATGCCTGACATCAAAGACATCGATGATGACGGTGATATGGAAGAACCAATCACTGAAGCACGAGAGGACATGGACGAAGATGACGAAGATGACGACATGGAACCAAAAAAGAAACCTATGGATGAACTAAAATTAGCCGAGGACGACAAAATGGCAGATAAAGAAGAAGATAAGAAAGATGATAAGAAAGACAAGATGTACAAAGATGACATGGAAAAGTCAGAGTACAGCGATGTCATCACTAGCGAATACCTAGATTGGATGGAGAACACTTTGAAATCCGCTGGCGTAGACACTGGTGCTGCTCGTGCGCACTTTGATGATGTTTCCAAGGCTAACCTTGGAAGCACTCCTGAGCAGATTGGAGATGGAGCAGACTACTTTGCAGGTCAAGTTAAGGGCCGTGCAACTGAAGGTGGCTCACCATCAACCAACGCTATCTCCCGTGCAGGATTAGGTGGAGGCGGCGATGTCGCTAAGTCTTACCTAAACCCTAACAATGTTTCTCCAACTGAAATCGAAGAAGCATATGAAGTTTTCAAAGCAGCAGCAATGGAGCAGCAGTTCAAGAACAACTTGAACGATGTGTTCTCAGAGCGCTTGCAGAAAGAACTAACAAGCGAAGCACAGACTCGTGCAGCAGCAGAGTTTGACGCTCGTGGCCCTCTCGCAAACATTGAGAAGGCAATTTCACAACTAAGTGACAGAATTGACAATATCAGTTCTAGCACATCAGCGGAAATCCGCAAATCAACAAACCACTCCACAGTAGAAATACCATCTACAGAGGAACTAGCAAACATGTCGTGGGACGAAGTACACAATCTCGCAGGGACGGTTTGGAACTAAATGGAGGAATGAATAATGGCACGAAATTACACACGAACAGTACAAGACATGGAACGCTACTACTA